TAGGTCTCTTTCTTTATGTCTGTTGAACTCCAACAAACAGTTCAAGGTTATGAAAATTACATACAAAGAAAAGGCATAGATGAAGAAGTCATTTATGCAATGCTAGAAGCGTCCACAGTAGCCATTAAGACGGAAAAGGATATTCAGTACGGACTTGTCCTTGCGGATAAAACCAAAAGTCTTATAGACTCATATACGGCATTGCATACAGACGGAGGAAGTATATGGGATCTTGAAGCATACGCTCAAAAGCACGAAACAGAGTACAAACTTGTTAATTGGGAATATGATCTTTTGTGGCTTGAAGCAAGAGAAAGATTTGAAAGTTTTATGCTTTACCTTGAAAAACGCCGTCCAGTAGAAGAAAGGTTTTATCAACCTAGAGTTATTCCGCTTAGAAGAGTTGCTAATGGCATTCAGGATCTTGTCGATGACAAACTGGACGAATTGTTTGTAAACTGCCCGAGCCGTGTTGGAAAAACACAAATTGTTAAGTTGGGATTCGTTTGGTATGGATCTAAATTTCCAGAAAAATCCAACCTTTACACTGCATATTCGGACAAGATTACCGGCGGATTCTATGACGGCATTCTTGAAATTATGACCGATCCAACATACACATATGCAGATATTTTTCCTGAAAACGTAGAAAAGAAGCTGATTACAGATGGAAAAGACACAACGATTGACCTTATCCGAAAGAAAACTTATCCAACGTTTACCATGCGAAGTATTTATGGAACGCTGAACGGAGCCTGTGATTGTTCTGGAATGGGAGTTGCAGACGATTTGTTTAGTGGTATTGAGGAAGCATTAAGTCTAGATCGTCAGATCACCGTATGGGGGAAATTTGATAACAACTTTATGAAGCGTCTTAAGCGTAAGGCGAAATTGATTAATATGGGAACTAGATGGGCGCCTTTAGACGTTCAGGGAAGAAGAAGAAACCTTCTTGAAAACAAACCGGAATATAAAAACAGAAGGTGGAATGCGATTGTAATTCCGGCTTTAAATGAAAACGAAGAAAGTAACTTTGATTACCCGTATAATCTCGGATATTCTACCGAAGATTATTTGATGATTCGGTCTTCTTTTGAGGAAAACGATGATATGGCATCTTGGTATGCACAGGATCAACAGGAGCCGATTGATCGTCATGGAGCATTATTTACCACTGACAACATGAAATATTTTAATCCTACACAGGATTTACCGGATCGAGTACCGGATCGTATATTTGCAGCAGTGGATCCGGCATATGGTGGTGGTGACTTTGTGGCAATGCCTATTTGCTATCAGTTTACAACAGATTACTTTGTGGTAGATGTGGTTTACAACAACGGGGACAAAGAAGTTACAGTCCCGGAAGTAACGCAAAGAATAGCTTTTCACCTTGAAAAATTCGCACCAAAAACAGCAGAGGTGCATTTTGAGGAAACAAAAACAACTACAGAATACCGGACTTTATGCCAGGAAGAATGGAAAAGATTAAATGCACCGGTAAATGCTACGCATGACGCAGCACCAAACAACATATCCAAAGTTGACCGAATAAAAAACCATGCTCCGGATATTAGGAAACTGTATTTTGTTGATAGGGAGCATCGAACAAAAGAGTACAACCAGTACTTTCAGAACATATTGACTTTTAAAACAGACGGTAAAAATAAGCATGATGACGGAATAGATGCCACGGCGCAGCTTTGCGATATGATTTATGGCAGAAGAAGAACACGAAACACTGTTATTATTCAGAGTCCAATTTAAAGGGGAGGCATTTTATGACAACACAGGAATACTTAAGTCAGGTAGAAAGATATAACCGCATGATTAAAAATAAACTGGAAGATATTGGAAAACTTCGGGCAATGGCTACGTCCATTACTTTAAGTCCAAAAGATGTTGATGTTCAGAAAACAACGGAAAAAGATAAAATCGGATCCGTTGTTGTAAAAATTATCGACATGGAAAAAGAAGTTGACGCCTTGATTGACAAAAGATGCCGCATTATTAATCAGATTGAAAGCGTGTCGGATCAGAATATGTATGAGGTTCTTGCGCAGAGATACATAAAAAACATTCAGCCTAAGTCAATCTGCATTGAAAAAATTGGTTCGGAGAGACACATTCGCCGGATTTTAAGATCGGCAGAGACAGAGTTTGAGCGTATGTACGGAGCGGAATATATGTAATGTCCGCAAATGTCCGCATTTGTCATTATATGTCAGTTGAAATACGAAAAACCGTATTTTATAATTAAAATCGAAATAGTACCGATAGAAGTATTCCTCATTTGTATCACCCCAATGCGAGAGCACCGTCTTTGTAGATGGTGCTTTTTGCATGATGAAAAGAGATTTTATGAAATACAAACCCAAAACCATATACTGTCCACAATGCAACCGCAAGGTAGGAACACATGATGGACGATCAACAAACAATCTTATTTGCAGATGTAAGAAGTGTAAAAAGAGAGTTATTTATTATCCGGCAACTATGGAAACGGAAGTAAAGCCACTTCCGAAAAGAACCACAAGCAGCGGAATGACATTTATCTAGGAGTAATTATGCAGACAGGAAGAACCGTTTTATACACTGATGTGCCAGAAATTACATACGATAACGTTATTGAAGTCTTAAGAAAAGCAATGTCGGGGCATACGGTCAATTCTGCAAGAATAAAGTTTTTGCTTGAATATGATGCCGGATATCAGCCGATTTTAAGAAAGAAAATAGTACGTCCTGAAATTGATTGTCAATGTGTAGATAACGTAGCAAATGAAATAACAGAATTTTGGTGCGGTTTTTGTGGAGGAAATCCGATTACCTTAGTTCAAAACGGAGATAGCACTAATCCTAGAATCGCAGAAGGAATCAAGGCATTAAACAAAGAATACGATTTAGCAAAGATAAAAACCAAAACGCAAGAAATATTTCGATATATGTTTGTTTGCGGAATTGGCTATGTACTGATTGACGTAAATACGGAATGGAAAAAAGGGAAAAGTCATTTTACTTACGATGTTCTGGATCCTAGAACGGCATTTGTTGTTAAGTCAAGTTATTACCCAGATCACAGGGTAATGCTTGGAGTTACTTATAGACATGATGATTCATCCGGAAATACATATTTTACTTGTTATAGTAAAGATGCTCGATATGAAATCAAGAATCAGGTAGAGCATATGGAAAGAAGCGGAGAAATCAATTTCCTAGGAACCATTCCGATTATTGAATATTTCAGATCCTATGATCGTATGGGGGTATGGGAAAGACAGATTCCGGAAATGGACAACTTGAATTTGATGATATCTGATTTTTCCAATGATGTAGACCAAAACACACAGGCTATCTTCCATTCAAACGATATAGAATTTCCTAAAGTTACTGTAGAAAATGAAGATGGAACAGTTACAGAAGAAGTTAAAAAGCCCAAAAATGGAGACTGGTTACAAACGTTTACTACGTCAGAAGGAAAAACACCGATTATTGAGCCAATATCAATAGATTATGATTATTCTGGAATGCTGAATAACATACAGGTAAGAAGACAAATGATATTGGAAAAATGCAATGTTCCGCAAAGAAACGATAATTCTGGTGGTAGTACCGGAGTTGCAATGAGCGATGCAACCGGATGGAGTCATGCGGAAATGGCAGCTTCAAAACAGCAGATGATTATTGATTCTTGCAAAATGGAAGAGGTCGAAGTCGTTCTCGCAGCTATTAATATTTCCCAAGAAGTGGAACAGGAGAATCCGCTTAGGGAACTTAGCTTAGAAGATATAGAGCCAAACATTAAACGGCAAAAAACATATGAAATGTCAACGAAGGTTAATTCTATGGCAACTTTATTGAGTCATGGATTTAGCCTTGAAGATGCGGTTAATTCAATTCCGTTTTTTGATGATCCTAATGAGGTTTGCTTGAGAAGTGGAGAAGGGATAAAGAAATACCAAGATAGTATATTCAATAAAACTTCACAGAATCAGGCACAAGGTGGAGAAGGAGAACAGAAACCAAACTCTGACAGGACAATGCAGGATCTTTCCGATCAGGTTTCCAACAGTCCGGTGATTGATAAGAGCCGAACGGATAAGTAGGTGACCTATGGACAAATTAAATGTATTGTCGTTTGATCGCTATTTTGGAGAAATGGAATTATCCGAAGAACAAAAGAAAATGAGGATTGAAGAAGCAGAAAAGTTTGAAAAAATGATGTTTTTTATCTTTGAACTGGTTTCTATTATGTTGGATTACCAATACATAAACAAGGAATATTTGGAGCAAGAATTGAAACAGCGTTATTTAAACATAGCTGAAAAGTATTCCGGCATTGATGATTATGTAGAGGATTATGCACAGGAATTTGCTTCTTTAACCATTCAGGTTACCTTAGAAAACCTGTCAGATGATTACTATACGTCAGAAGAGAGAGCAACTCTGATAGCGGAGAATGAAGCCAATAGCAATATCAATTATTTTGACATGAAACAGGCTATTGAAGAAAGAAAAACAAAAAAGCGTTGGAAAACACAACGGGATAAGAAAGTAAGGGAAACACATAGACGGATTGACGGACAAGAAATTGACATTGAAGACGCTTTTCTTGTAGGTGACAGTTTAATGAGGTTTCCAAAAGACATTTATTACGGTGCAAGACTTGAAGAGATAGCCGGATGTAGATGTGTAGTTGAATATTTATGATATTAAGCCATTAGGAATTTTTCTAGTGGCTTTTTATATGCCCCAGAGAAGGGGTTTTTAAATTTC